GACTAATGGTTCTAAGCAAGAATTGAAGCGTACATCTGCTGGTGTTTATCACAGAATGCGTAACAATGGTAACTTGGTACAATACAATCGTGGTGAGTTCTCTGCTAACTTGATTCGTTCAGTGTTTGGAGATCTTTTCTACAGAAGGGTTGATGTTAAAGATCGTAAAGTTAAGATGTATACTAATGAAGCTGGTTTTGACGTGTTCCAACAAGCTTTGAAGACTGATGCTCTTAACAGTGGTCTTACTTTCATGGCTGATTCTGGAAATCGTTATATGCAAGGAGAAGGACAACACATCACTTATAACTTTGCATTCGATGCAATGGTTACACGTGAAACAGGACGTGTTGAACTTATTCACTTGAAAGAACTTGATCTTCCACAATCAAACTTGGAATTCGGTCAGAACAAAAAATCTACTCCAGTATTTATGGTGTTTGATGTTAGTCCTATGAGCGATGGTTCAATGGTTAACAACATTCGTGAGGTTCGTATGAAGGGTGCTCCTTCTATGACTTGGGGATATATTGATGGTACTCGTCACCACTTAGGTTTTGCTAAGTCTCAGGGTATGAGTTCTGCTAACAAATTCCCAGGATATGAAATCTGGATGAAAGACCGTTGTGATGTGTTCATTGAAGACTTATCACGTACAGTGTTGATCGAAGAGATTCCACAATTCTAATAATACTCGAAAGCATACCGTAAGAACTGCTTAGAGTTAACCTACCGAGATGATGATTCTCCCTCCTTCAGTGGAGGGAGCATCTTCTCAAACTACAGAGATGAGGATTGGGGAATTCCCAGTTGCTAGAACTTCGATGTTCACTTCTCTGCAAATTAAACCAATAAAAAACAACTACATCATGGGTAAGATAGGAAAAATCTCTACTATTAAGAAAGAGTACAACAATTCTCAATTGCAAACAATGCAAGGTGGACTATCCACTAAAGGGTTAACAAGGATTCCTGGAACAGGTGTTTTCAAGTATCCTTACAAAGAACTTGATGGACAGTATAGAACAGGACTAGATCCTAATGCTGCATACATCAGAAGAATCAGTGATCCTCTTGAGAGAGAAATGGAAATCGAGCGTGTAACAAACTTAAAAGCTAAACTTGAAGCTGCGTTAGGTGATGTTAACTTAGGACCTCGTTCTTCTTTCTGGAATTACGGTCTTTCAACATCTACAGAAGACACATTACATGTACAATCTGTAAAACTTCTAGATGGTGATAACTACTTTGATTTAGATCTTCCTCTTCAAGAGCTTGCATTCTCTTGGTTGCGTGTTCATCCAACAATTGCTTCTAGCTATCAAGCTTGGGAGCGTGGTGAATTTGCTGCAGAAACTCAGTTCTATGTAGCTGATGATGAGATTGAAAATGCAGTGATGTTCAAGAAGAAACAATTGATTAACAAAGCTATTGTTAAGTTTGACAGCATGACTCCTGATAAGAAGAAGAAAGTTGCAAGATTGTTAGGACTTCCTATAACAGATGATAGTAAAGAAGAAATGGTTTACAATCTTGTAGACAATATGTTGAAACAAACAGAATTTAAGAATGGTAAATTCCAAGGACTAAATCCTGTAGAAGTTTTTAACAGATTTGCTGACATGAAAGAAAACCTTCTCCATATCAAAGATCTTGTGAAACAAGCACTTACACACTCTGTATACAGACTTAAACCGAATGGTAAGGTGTATGAAGGTGAGTTTGAAGTGGCTAAAGATGAAGATGATCTTGTTAAGTTCCTTGCTGATGATGATAATCAGGATGAACTAATTACCCTAGAACAAAAATTAAAAACTAAGAAACTAGCCTCTATATGATACCAGTAGATAGTTTATTATATAAAATTGACCAGAGACTAAATAAACTATCTACTAATGATCATCAACAGATTCAATTAGAAGATAAGATTTTAGCTCTCAACGAAGCTCAAATCAAACTGATAAAACAAAAGGTTGATGGTCAGAGCACAGTGAGTGGACTTGGACTAGATGCTTTCAAGAAGCGTTATGAAGATCTTCAAAGTCTTGTTGTTACATATAACAATCAACCTTTGAAACTTAAAATCAAGAACCCACAACTAAATCAATGGTTTGCTAAGACAGATGTTCTCAATCCTAAATATATGTTCTATCTAGATAGTTATATATTAGCTGATAAGGGAAGGTGCAAGGATAGAAAAATTTGGATTAATAGAGATCTTGCTAAACACGGTGATTTACAATTCATTCTAAACAATGAACATTACAAACCATCGTTTGAGTATCAAGAGACTTTTAACTTCTTATCCTCTGATGAAATATCAATCTTTACAGATGGTACTTTTACACCAACAAAAATCTACATAACATACATGAGATATCCTAAATACATTGATAAAGAAGGATATATCAAGTTTGACGGTGCACCCTCAGTAGACCAAGATTGTGAATTAGAAACCTATCTTGAGGACGAACTTCTAGATCTTACAGTTCAAAACTTAGCTATGTATACAGAGAATCAATCTGCAATACAAACTGCTCAGCTTAGAATACAAACAAACGAATAAATTTTTAACAATTAAATATAAACAAAATGGCTGATTTTTCATTAACTACGCTCTTTGTAGTACCAGTAGGAAATTCATTCCCTAGCTCTGGATCTACACAAGATTTGCTTCCAGGCCAAGTTGGTATTTTCTCCAACAACTATGTGGCTACAACCACCCCTGGAAACTTCCCTTATTTCTACGTTGCTCAAGGTAGAGTAAACACTTATTTGCAAGGTTCTAAGCGTTCAGACAAGATTGCTGGATGTATCGAAGGTTCTTGTAAGTCTAATGTAACTGAGTGGTACAAAGTTACAGGTTGTCCTACAGCTGCTACACAGGTGACTGATGTAGATGGTTGGAATGTAAAATGTGGTGATATCGTAACTTTAACATTACGTGCACACTCTTCTTACATTGACACTTTGTATTTCAATGGTTTCACTCGTTCAGTGACTGTTCAAGCTCCTTGCTGTGATTGCGGTGGTGATCCATGTGATACAGTTGATGTTCCTGCTTTGATTGATGCTTTCATCTTGAAGTTGCAACAACAAGCTCCTGGTATCAACCCAGACAACATTAGCTTTAACACATTCTATCAATTCCAAAGAATTGGTAACGATGCTAATGCTATCTTGCGTATCTCTGGTAAGGCTTTGACTAGATATGGTCAACCTTGTGATGTGGCTGCATTCCCTTACGAATATGACAGAATGTACTTCCGTACTTTCGTTTATTCTGGTCCTGCTACCACTGCTGACTTCATTGTTGCTGACAACTGTAACATTGTTGCTAATGCTGTAATCACTCAGCGTTCTTCTTATCCTGATGGAACATCTGATGAGATTAAGCAATTGGAAAAGAACTTCTATAGCTACCAAGCTGGTTACTTGAAGCATCTTTACAGAATGGTTGGTTACAACGAAAACTTTGAATCATGGGTGAGTGATGGTACAACTTACAACACTTACTACATCAAATTCAATGAGTATGATAAATCAGCTTATAGCTGGGGTGATTATATCAAAGAAGATTCAATGGTGATCATTGCTGTTCCACAAGCTATCTCAGGTACTCTTGAGACTATCTTGGAAGATGCTTTAGGAAATGTAAGTAGCGATAACACTTGTATCACTACTACTAGTACAATTACTACAATTTGGCCTAGCACTACAACTACAAGCACAAATATTCCTTAAGAGAATATAAAAGAAATCATATAACCTATGCCAGAGGGTGAGAGGATCTTTCTCAAAATCCTCTGGCATAATTATTTTAAACACTATGGCAGATTTAAAATTAGATATACTAGTTGTTCCAACATATAATAGCAAGACATTAGCTATTAATGATATCTCTGTATATCCAACAACCCCATCTGCTCCATCAATTGAAATTACAGTACCAGGTTTTGATAGTGTTAATCTACCGTTCAATCCTGGAGAAATAAATGTATTCAATTCAACCTCTTTAGGAATAACATCTGTAGGAGCTGACACTCTTCCAATACCAGATGGTGTATACTTCTTAAAATATTCAATTGCTCCTGCATACAAGAATTTTGTAGAAAGATCGATAATGAGAGTTGATCAGCTTCAAGAGAAGTTTGATACAGCATTTATGAGACTAGACATGATGGAGTGTGACATGGCTATAAAAACACAACAAAAAGTAAATCTAAATAGTATTTACTTTTTTATTCAAGGATCTATAGCAGCAGCTAATAACTGTGCTATTGATCAAGCTAACAAACTATACAACCAGGCAAACAAAATGCTTACAAACTTCATGAGAAGTGATTGTGGCTGTTCTGGTAATAATTATGTAACCAACTTTTACTAATATGGCAAAGTGTTCAAAATGTGGAGCTAATGTAGGATGTGGATGTCAATTAATTAATGGCATGTGTGCTTATTGCAACGGACAAGTTAAAAAATTAAAAAATGTTATCACCCAGACTTTCAGAATGTTTAGAGTGTTCTAACATTTCATCATTGCTATCTGAAATTGACTGTAGACTTACAGAGCTTGCTAAAGATGAATACAACAATATTGTGTTCTCTTTAAATCTTCCAATAAAAGGTATAGCAATTAGTGACTTGTTAAACTACAAAAGAATACTGACACATAGACTTTGCAATCCAGACTATGCTTGTCAGTTTACAACAAATAAGATTGCTAGTAGAGTTAAACTTTTAAAAAATAAATAAATGGCCTGTTCAAATTGTTTTAATGGTTGCACTGAGATAGTATCAGATCAGTGTGTTAAATATACAGGAATTGATGTTCCTGTTCTTGGTATAAAGAAGGGTGATTCTCTATCTTATGTAGAGCAAGCTTTGATAACGTTCCTAACTTCCACTCTTGATGGTACAGGGATTAAAATAACTATCCCAGAAACAACTGTGATATGTAATCTAGTTCAAAAGTATCTTCCAACTTGTGAAGACCTCACTGCTGTAAATCTTTTCAATGCTCTTATTCAAGCAGCTTGTGAGTTACAAACAGAACTTGATGCTACAAATGATAGAATTGATATTATAGAAGCTCCATACGGTACAGGATGTTTTACAGATATAGATAGTAATTCTGATACACATGATGTTGTTCAAGCTATAATCACAAAGGTTTGTGGTATTCAATCAGATCTTTCTGCACTAGCTATAGATCTTTCTACAAACTATGTAAAGTTATCAGATCTTTGTAATCTTATCATAGAGTGTATTAATCAAAACACTCCTGTTGATTCTGGAAAGTATTACACCAAAATGGTCCCTAATACAGTGGTTGAATATTACGGTTCTCTTGAATATTTTGATAGCACAGGTGCAGGATTTAATGATTGGGAAAAAATCTATCTATGTAATGGTGAAAATGGAACTCCTGATAAAAGAGGACGTGTTCCTGTAGGTGCTACATCAATACCTAGTCCTTCACCTATGGATCCTCAAGTTGCTCCTGGAGGATTTAATCCAACATACAATTTGTTTACAAAAGCAGGAGCAAACAGTGTTACGTTAAGTATTCAACAAATACCTACACACAATCACCCAGGAAGCTCAGCACCAACTACTATTTCACCTAATCCTCACACACACACTTTAGCATTTGGTAATCCAATTGATGCTAATCAAACTGGTAGTTCTAATACATGGGTACAAACTGGAAATGCTACAAATTATACATCTAGTCCTGTGACACTTACTGCAACTACAAACTTAACTATTGCAAATGATGGAGGTGGTCTTCCTCATGCTAACAATCAACCAGCAATTGCTTGCTATTATATAATGTACATTCCTTAATCTATAAATAATAATAATATGTCTTGTTCTCCTGGAACTCCTTGCTATAATACAGAAATAATATACTCTGGATGTGGAAATGATCCTTGTAATCCTAACAGCAGAATTAGTTGTGATGGGGTTGTATATGCTGGACCAAATCTTCCATGTACAGGAATAGAATCTTGTGATACGTTATGTGTGGCTTTGCAAAAAATTGATGATTCAATTTGTAACACTCCTGGATCTACAGTAACTGCAAATAATGGTCTTAATAAAGTTCTTAATAATATTCAATTAGGTGGTCCTCTTGTAACACCAACATCAATTGCAACTAGCTCAACAGACACACTTTCTATTACTGGACTTGTAATAGATCCAAATCCAGATTACATCCTTACAGAGACAAGTCTTGGTGTAGTTAGAAGAACTTTAGCATCAGCTATAGTTAGTGATGTAACTGCTGATAACGGTCTTACTAAAACTTTAAATAACATCAGACTTGGTGGTAACCTTGTTACACCAACAACAATTGGTGTAAATGGAGCAAACACACTCTCTATAACAGGATTGTCAACAGACAGTTCACCAACATTTCTTCTTACAGAGACTGGAGGACTAATAAGAAAAACTCCTTTAGGTACTGTAGCAAATATTACAGCTAGTAACGGTCTTAACAAGGTGGGTAGTGATATTCAATTAGGTGGTACACTAACCACTCCTACAACTATTACAATAGCTGGTGCAAACACATTAGCTATAGCTAACCTTGCTACAGATTCAAATCCAAATTATATTGTATCTATTGATAATACAACAGGACTTCTAAAGAAAGCTACTCTAGCTACATTAGCAAACACTGCTAATAATGGACTTACAAAAACAGCAAATAATATTCAACTTGGTGGCCCTCTCGTAACTGCTACAACTGTAACAGCTGATCCTGTAAATACATTAAAGTTCGCAGGTCTTGTTACAGAGAATTCTCCAGTGTACGTAATTACACAAGATGGTACTGATATAACAAGAAGAACTGCAGTTGCTACACTTCTTGGTAATATTACAGCAAATAATGGTCTTACAAAAACTGGAAGCAATATTCAGTTAGGTGGACCATTAGTAGCAGCCACTACAGTTACACTTCTTGCTAACACTCTTACTTTTTCTGCAGCACCAACTCATACAACAGCTCTGTCTGTTATTCCTGGTCCTGCTAATCCAAACCCTGTTCCAGCTGCAGTCCCTAATACAGATAGAATAGCTATTACTGGAAACTTATCTGTAAGTGCACAAAGTTATTTTGCTGGTAATATAGGTATGGGTGCTACACCATTTTTACCAACTGATAACTCAGATACAAGATTAAATATATTTAAAGTAGGTCTTCCAGGTACAGGAAAAGGAAGTATAGGTGCTTCAAGTTCAGCAACAGAGTTAACAACTGCAGGAACATACACAGGAACTGCAACTTCTTATTTTGGAAATGTCTCAAGAGTAAATTTTACATTTAATGGTACAGGTCCTCAAGTATTAAATGTTGCTGGTTCATATACAGGATCATTTAGTTATTTTCAATTTGCCACAGGTAGAGATGTTTCAGGTGGAGTTTGTTCAGCACATGCTGCTCAAGCTCAATTTGCAAAAGCTTCTCTTGGAGGTCCTAGTGGTACTATTGATAGAGTTATTGCATATAGAGCTATGCCCCCTGTTGCTGATACACTTATAGGTTATGCTGGAGCAGTTGCAGAAACTGTTGGTTTACAGATAGAAAATCAGAGTGGTCCAATTGGAACTGGTACAGTTGCAAGTTCTTATGCAATTAAACAACTTGGAGCAAATGATCAGAATCAGTTTCAAGGACCTTCAGAGTTTGTAAATCTACAATTTAGATTAACAAATCTACCTGTATATGCTAGTGATGCAGCTGCTGATGCAGCACTTCCTGCAGGGTGTCTTTATAGAATAACTGGATCAAGACAGATATTAATAACTTTAGCATAAAACCAAACAATACATGACATTATTTATTACATTATCAATAGCTGGAAGTGACACAGGGCCTTTCAACTTATATTCAAATGTTGATGGATTTGTATCAGCATTTGAAGTGGGAGTTGCAAAGATAGACCTCCTTATGGGATATACATCGTACATTGTTCCTGATGGAACCACTATAATAAGAGTGATGTCTAGTGGAGATTGTAAGAACTACATAGACCTCACTGTAAATGTTACAACCACAACCACTTCTACAGATCCTCCTGTTCCACCTTTTACAACAACTACAAAGATTCCTTGCTTCTGTTATAACTTGACAGGAATAGGTGAGTATGAAGTTGATTGGATAGATTGTGACGGTGTTCCTCAAAATTTCAAACTATCAAATTTTGATGTAAATATCTGTGCTCAACAAGATTCATTTATATACTCAGGAGGTGATGGTTCATTAGTTGTAACAGGAGGAACTCTTCCTTGTGCTTCTGATCTTGACTGTACAACTACAACAACTACTACAGCTACTCCATCATATTCATTTGAATTAGTATATGATGATACAAGTTGTGCAAATGCTTGTGCAGGATTAGTGACTACAACATACTATAGTGCAGATCCTGTATTAGGTGCAGCTTCTGTTTTATACACTGATTCAGGACTAACAATTCCTGCTGTTAATGGATATTATTCTAATGCTTCAGATTGCTTCACTGTAATAGATGGTTTAGGAACAATTGATTCTGTGTCAAGTTGTTCATTATAATATAAAAATCCTGTTTTGTTGGTTTTACAGGGTATCTCCTAGGGTTTCTACCCTGGGAGTTTTTATTTTATAACTAATTTGATTAACTTATATAATTAAATTAGTTAAAAAGATTTGGTATATATAAAATATATTCATACCTTTATACTAATTTAACCAATAAAAACTATATATGGCAGTAAATCAAAACTTGCTTTCCCAGTTAGAGCAGATGCTTGGCTGGAAGAAAAGTAAAAAAGTCTATGCTGAAAAGCTAGGTGTGTCAGAAGAAGTAGTTGATGAGCTATTAAAAGAACTAAGAAATAAGGAAAGAGTGAGAGATGATGCAGAAGTTGCACATTATATTGATGTTCTAGAGGAGATGGTAATTAAGGTGAACAATGAAAAAGGAACATTAGAATCTACAATTGAAACAAGTTTTGAGCCTAAAGATGACATTGAGTTAGCGAAACTACATAAAATAAACCTAGACAAGTATAAGATTTCTAACTACTGGACTAAACAAAAACCTAATGGTAAGTTTACAAGTTCAGTGTTTGCAACTCTTAAACAACCAAAAGATTACACTCCAGAAGATTTTGCTAAGTTTTTAGAGAACTACCAACCCAAAGAACTAATAGTAAACTACAGTCTTGATGATGATAGTTCTAGAGAAGAAGTTGATATTGAGATTTCTATAGCTGATTTCCATTTAGCTAAAAAAACATTAGAGGGTGAAACAATACAAGAAAAAAAATTACAATATCTTACAACTGTTCACAACCTTGTAGAGAAGGTAAAAAACTCATTCACTATAAGTACGATAGTTTTTCCAATATCAAATGACTTTTTTCATACAGATAACTACCAGAATCAAACTACACAAGGTACACCTCAAGATGTACTTGTAGGATATGATAATGAATATGAAGAGGGATTTGATCTTCTAGTTACAGCTATTAACTATCTAAGATCTGTTAGTGAATATGTTGAAGTGATATTGGTTCAGGGCAATCATGACAGAACTAAATCATTTTATCTAGCACATGCTCTAGAGGTGTTTTTCAAAGAATGTGAAGATGTTACTTTCCAGAGAGAACACTCAACAACTAAATCTGTAGTGTTAGGAAGTACGTTCATAGGATACCACCATGGTAACTGTAAGATAGATGATCTTCCATTATTGTTTGCTACAGGTAAGGATAGCTTTGATTTTGGTGCTGCTAAATATAGAGAGATACATACAGGTGACAAACATCACTATATGGCTAAAGAGGTGAAAGGTGTAAGGATACAACAAATGCCTTCTCTTTCAGGTACTGATAGATGGCACTTAGATAATAATTACGTTAATAACATAAGAGCTGGTCTTGTGCTCATATATCATCCTAAGTATGGTAAAATAGGAGAATTTGAATCAAGAATTTAAATAACATGGCAACATTAAGAAAATTAGTTTCAGATATTCGTGGAACGCACAAGTTGCTTTCTACAGATGAGTTAATTACAGATCGTGTAATTGCATCTGAAATTAGAAACAATACGTTATTGCTAGTAAAGAGAGAAACTAATCTAAGAAAACTCTGGGCTACTAGTACATTGTTTACCACCATTCCTTGTTTGGAAATGGTGGAAGTTCCTATTTCTGAATGTTGTGAATATGTAGATAATTGCACTGTAGCTAGAAGTAGATTTAAACTTCCACGCATATCTGAAGGAAACTACCAATATCTTATTCAAGGTGTTTATTCAATAAATGCAATGAGTGGTGCTGGTAAGAAGTTGAAAGAAATAACTATAAATAGATATATAAATCTACTTAAACTTCCTATCATTAAGAATGAGGAATACTATTGGATAATGAATGGCTATCTATATGTTAGCAATCCATTGTTACAAGCAATTAGAATATCTGCTTTCTTTGAGCAAGATATTCCTAATGAGATTATGTATCCTGAATGTGGATGTGGAGATAGAGAACCCACTGATGAAGAGTGGTGCAAAAACCCTCTTGATAAAGAATACGCTCTACCTGGTTATCTAGAGAAGCAAGTGTTAGAACTTACATCTCAGAAACTACTATCTACCTACTTCACATTAAAAACTGATTTAACAGATAACGGAATAGATGGACAAGCACCAAATGCCCCAGCTGGAAGCTAATGAGAGTAAAAATAGATTGGAGATCTGCAAGTAAAGAAAACTACAACAACTTCTGTAAGAAGAACCCATCAATAAAACTTACATTTGATGAATGGAGAAATATTCTCTATTCTTTCAATGAATCCTTCAAGAACTATATATTAGAGACTGGTGATAAAGCTAAAATGCCTTTTGGGTTTGGTGAGTTTTCTATTAATAAGAAGAAGCGTAGAAAGAAGAAGGGACTTAATGATGAGTTTGTAAATCTTCCAATAGACTGGCAAAAAACAAAAGAGAAAGGAAAAAGGATATATAATTTTAACTACCACACAGAAGGATATTTCTTTGGATGGATGTGGTTCAAAGATACAGCAAGACTTAAAGGTGTAGACCTTTGGTATTTCAAACCATCTCGTACAACATCAAGATTGCTTTCACACTACATTAAAACTGATGAGAAGTATCAACATCTCTACAGGGAATGGAGAAAATAAATAAATAAATAATGAGCTATTATTACAAATACAATTTCACATCTCCTGAGATTGTCTACTCCACTATTAAGGAAGAGCTGAAGAGCTATTTTGATACAGGGGCTGTAGATGATCTTATGTTTCCTACATACACCGATAAGTGTCTTAGAAAACTAGGAAGATCTTCATATGTTATTTCTGAACAAGTTCTTCATATAGAAGACTTTGAAGCTAGACTTCCAGATAATTTCTTTGCTGTAAGAGAAGCTTGGTTGTGTACAGAGGTTCCTGGCTATCCATATCAAACAGCTAATTCATTCTACTCACAAGCCTCTTCACAAACCACAATACAAGTTTCTCCTCTAACAATAGGAGGTACACCTTGTAATAACCCATCATGTCAAAATTCTCAATGTGATGGTACATGTATGCCTGAACTTATACAAGCTGTATATAAAACCAATCAACAATCAGGAAGATCTTATAGACAAGAATATCTACTTAAGCCAGGAAACATTTCTGCAAGAAATAACTGTGGTGTAGATTATAATAATAACTGGGAACTCTATGGATATTCAGGAGTTGCTAATAGATCTTCAACTCCAGGAGCTTCAGCTGCTGACAGCTTTGATATCAGAGACAATAAGTTTGTAACTAACTTCAGAAATGGAGTGGTGCATTTAATATTCTATGCTACAGAGTATGATAATAGTGGTAATCAAATGATTCCAGACAACTATCGTATCAGAGAATACATAGAAGCTTTTATTAAGTATAAGATGTTTGAAACTCTCTCGAACCAGATAAATGATGAGACCTTCCAACAAATACAACAAAAGCTTGTATACTATAAGCAAATGTCAGAAGAAGCATTCATCATGGCTGATATAGAGATTAAGAAACAAGATGCTTATGCTAAGCAAAGAAGAATAAAGAATGACCTCAATAGATTTAACATGTATGAGCTCCCCAATAGAACTAACAGATATGGGTGGAGAAGAAATAACTAATACAATAATAAATGGCTGAAGAACAAGAACAATCATTAGGTGCTGGAAATGTAAAGCTTGAGTATAATAATGGTAGAACTGGTATGAATATGGACCAGTCTGTGAATCAGATACCAAAAGGAACTCTAAGCTATGCATTGAATGCTTCTGTTGAGAATTTTGATGCAAACTCTGTAAACTACCAGAATGAACCTGGTAATGAGTTTTGTTTAGACTTTCCAACAGGATATCATGTAATAGGTGAACATTTTATTGCAGAACAAAACAAGCATGTATTCTTCTTAGCTAATCCTGATCTTAAGAAATCTGAGATAGGATTTATGTTGAACAATGATTGTATCTATCATACATATGTTAATGCTGATTGTTTAAACTTTGATATTCAATATCCAATACATAAGGCTGTACACAAAATCACAAATTGCACTACAGAGATTTATTGGACAGATGGACTAAATCAAAGAAGGTTCTTAAACTTAGATGATGTTACAAGTATTTATACAGTTAAACCAGGAACAGATGTTTGTGCTAATGAGACTATTCCTATTATTGATTGTAATAAACTTAACATACAACCAGACTTTGATATCCCACAACTTTCTGTTACAGATGTTACAACAGGTGGATCTTTAATTGCTGGTACATATCAATTTGCTATTCAATATTGTGACTCTGTAGGAGATGGTTATACATCTTATTTCTCTGTTACAAATCCCACCCCTATTGCTGATATTAATCTTACCACTCCTAATTTTAATTATGAGGTGGGTAAGACAATTGTATTAAGTATTAACAACATTGATGTTACAGGGTATTTTAAGTATTTCAACTTAGCTGTAATAAAGACTATTAATAACATCACCTCTGTAGAGCTAGTTGGTACATACTTTATTGATGATAGCGAAAGAAGAGTCACTTACACTGGACAGAATCAAGAACAAGTTAGACTTACCATCAATGATATATTTGAGAAGTTTCCATATTATGAAATAGCTCAAGATCTCACTGCTGTGCAAGATCTTCTAATCTGGGATAATCTAACATCCATAGATAAGGTTAACTATCAAAGAATAGCTAACCAAATTCAGCTTCAATGGCAGACATACAAAATCCCTGCTACCGAGAACTATTCTGATGAACTCAATGCTACAAACCTAAGAGGCTATCTTAGAGATGAAGTGTATGCATTTGAGATTGTATTCCTCTTGAAGAATGGTAAACAAACAGAAGGTTTTCATATTCCTGGAAGAGAACTTGGACCTAATGAAATAGGTGTGCCAGATGTTCCTTCTACAAATAATGATTTTGTAGGAACTCCTTCATACGTAGATCCAGGAACAGGAATAGGATATAGTCCTTATTGGAAGATTTATAATACAGCCTCTGTAGCAGGGAATGCTGCAGGAGATCCTATTGGTAATGCTACACCATATAAATTTGGTGAGTTTGCATATTGGGAATCTGAAGAAGTTTACCCTTGTAATGAACTTGTATGGGGAGAACTTGCTAACAAACCTATTAGGCATCACAAGTTTCCAGATGTTCTAGTTAGTCCTATATTTGAGAGTGCTACACCAACTATTGTTGCTGGAAAGTATTCAGTGGAAATGCAAACAAGTGAATCAGTATTTCCTATAGGAGTTAAGATTGACATAGATCAAATTGAAGGATTAGTTCAAGCATCAAGTTTAACTCGTGAACAAAAGAATGATATTGCTGGATTTAAGATAGTGAGAGGTGATAGAAGTACAAACAAGTCTATTGTTGCTAAGGGTATCTTGAGAAATGTAGGAAAGTATAAAAGAGAAGAAACAGAATACTACTTCCCCAACTATCCTTATAATGATTTAAATGAGGACAAGTTTATAAATGCAAATAATAACGCATATTCATTAGAATCAAAGACCTGGTTAATAAGATGTACAACAACAGGAACCTATCAGATTACAGATCCTAATACAGGAAAAACCACATCCAAAGATATGGTGAGTGGTGAAACAATCACTATATGTTCTTTGACAAGACCTAAACATCTTACAGGTGGTGCTATAATAGGACCTGCAAACTACCAAGTGTATCGAGCTACAGGTTGTGGTCCAATTGTTCCAGTACCTTTCCCATACACAACACTTGCTTTACCAAACTGTTCAGGATATCGTGTTTTCTGGAAAGATCCTTTTACAAGTGATAACACTGATTTTATAGATCGTTCAGAATTTCTGCAAGGTGATAGCAGTCTTAATTGTCAAACAATTGATGGACAAGATCCATTTAATAATACATCAGGAATAACTTCTATAATTGTTGAAGTTGGTGGATATGTAGCTGATGATACCGCAGATTGTAATTGGACATGTCCTTGTACAAGAAGAGTGAGTTTATTAGATACAGTTGATCCAGGAAGCACATGTGATCTTGATAAACCATTAAGTGCATTTACTGATGAAGATTTAAAATACAGACAAATCTTCAACTCTCCTGAGACATCATTTGGACAACCTTTCTTAGGAAGAATTCTTAAACTTGAGAGTGCAATGTATGGTGCTGGTAGAGCACATTTTGTACAAGTTAGAAACAATGCTACATACAAACTCTTAAGTAAGGAAGCACAAGTAAAATCATTAGATTCTTCATTTAATGTAGCAACAGTTGATGGTGTAACAGATGCTACAGGTGCTTTTACAGCATATCAAGCCTATCTCACTATTTATATAAATGGTATTACAAGAAGAAACTATGCACAATCATTCAACTCTATAGCTAGTTATGATTATAGTGCAGCTATACCTAATGATCTTGGAGTTAAGCAAAGAGATCTTGAAATCTCTCAATATCTTATTCCTGGTGTACAATCAATTGGTGATACCTTTAATATCAACAACTGGAATAGAGAATCTTCTGTATATTTAAAAACAGACACTGAAAAATCAACTCTTCCATTCCCATGCGATACACCTAGTTTGAATCCTTCAGGAGGATTTAGATTAATAGAAGATGTTTCTAGATTTGCAATATCTGATAGAAATGCTTGTAATGCTCCTAATAAACCTCAAGATATAACAACAGTAGCATACTATGCTTCTTTGAAAAATGAGTTTGTTAATCAATGGGGTCAGATGTATTCTTACAATACAATAGATACAGGATTCCAATTAGACTTTAGTACAAACTTAAAATCTCAAGCTGTAGTATTTGGTGGTGATACATTCATCTCTAGATTTACATTTAAAACAAAACTTCCATTCTTCATAGATAATCGTGTAGGTGCACCTGATGATTCTGATATATTCTATGATGAAATTGGTAATGTTGGCTATCCTAAATATTGGCATTCATCAAGATCTATTCTAGAAGACTATACATATAATGGAAAAACATTTGCTAACATAATCTCATACAAAGCTCACAACTTTGACTGTTTTAGTGGACCAGCTAACTCACCTGGACAAGTGGATGCTGGAACTACAGAAACATATTATGATGGATATTTCTATTTGTTTGCTTACGGTATTCCAAACTTCTATTGTGAGTCAAGTGTTAATACAGATCTTAGACAAGCATTTAATAATAAAGAAGGAGACTTCTGGCCTCACGTAAGTACAGATATTCCTGATGATTGGTTTCAAGAGAGCTTTGTAACAATAGCCCAAGATAATACATACTATTACAATGTAACTTATTCTAAACAGAATAAAGAGAACTTCTTTACCCATCTTCCTATAGATTGGGAACCAAGACTTTGTAATACATATTTTCCATTCAGAGCTATATATTCTGATCGTCAGCAAAGTTTTGTAGATGATGTTGTAAATAGCTGGTTAATATATCGTCCAATATCATCATTTGATTTCCCTCAGAACTATGGAGGTCTTATTTCTCTTGATGGTATTCAGAACAGAGCTGTTCTAGCTAGGTTTGAGAACAAGTCATTATTGTACAACACCCTACTTACAGTACAAACAAGTAATCCTCAAGCTGCCTATCTTGGTAATGACACTCTATTCAAAAGTGCTCCTCCTATAGATTTTGCAGAAACAGATCTTGGTTATGTAGGAAGTCAGAACAAAATGTTGCTCAAGATCCCTCAAGGACAGATAACAGCTGATGCTAAGAGAGGACAAGTTTTCCTTCTTGGAGGTAATCAAGCTACAGATCTTTCAGGATTTGGTTCAGGGCTTAACAGGTTCTTTACAGACCATCTTGCATTTGAAATCTTAAGATATTTCCCTAACGCTGATACAGATAATCATTTCAATGGAATAGGGCTACATGGTGTATATGATAGCAAATATGATAGAGTGATTCTAACAAAGCTTGACTACATTCCTATTGATCCAAGGGTTAAGTATGATGAAACCACTAAAGAGTTCTACATAGAAGAAGTTGCTTTCTATTGCCCCACAACCACTTCAACCAGTACAATTCCCACTTCTACATCTTCTACAACAAAGATTCCTAATCCTTGTTTCTGTATAGAGTTTGAAGTTCTTAATAATACTTGTGGAGGTAGGGTTCCATTTTCATGGGTAGATTGTTTAGGCAATCGTCAATTTGATAGTATACCAAGTGTAATTGGTACAACATATAGAGTGTGTGGTTCTGATCCTTCAGTGAATGAATCTTGTGGAAAATATACAATAAAAGAAGAATGTGTTAATGAGGAATGTCCACCAACCACATCCACTACATCTTCCACATCTTCTAGTACATCTACCACTAGTTCTTCATCAACAACAGCAATTCCTTCTGTAAAATCATATGTTGCTGAAATGTATGATTGTGATGGTCCTTTTGGATG